CAAGGATATTCAGTATCATTTATATTGGATACACATATGACTCGCCAGACAACACTTAATTTAGTAGATAATCGTTTTGGTAATTCAAATAACACAACCAACACAATACCGGCAGGAATCTAATGGCAAATCGTTATAGAGTAGTTGACCCAAACAAACCAGATTTGAGACAAACACAAAGTTCAACTCAAGATGACCCTATATTGAACAAAGCCAATCAAGTTCGTAGAGATACGGATAATGTTAAAAACATTTCAATTGGTTTATACGACATTGACCTTGCGTTTAAAGATTTCTTGGAAAGAGATGTTAAACCAATGGTAGAAGAAAATGGTCAATTAGTTCAAGTTCCGGTGATGTATTCTAATCCTGAAAAGTGGAAGTCGGCTCAAAGAGACCTCTTTATGAGAGATGATAATGGAATGATTTTAACACCTGTTATTGTATTTAAAAGAAACTCCCTATCTCCAAATACGGATATGGCTAAGTTAAAGGTGATTAACGCCGAAGACGCAAGTCAAATGTTTGAAAGAACTTATACGAGGGATAATAGATACGACCAATTTTCAGTTTTAACTAATCAGAAACCATCAAAAGAATATTATTCAGTTGAAAAGCCGGATTATGTAAATATAGAATATTCTACTATTGTTTGGTGTGATTACCAAGAGCAGGTAAATAAGATTGTAGAACAAATTGTATTTTTCCAAGGTCGTTCTTTTGGTGATAGATACAAATTTGTAGTAAAAGCAGATTCATATACATTTGAAACCTTACAAGAGGTAGGTGAAGACCGAATTGTAAAGTCGGAAATTACTTTACAAGTAAAAGCATACCTACTGCCAGAATTTGCTGGTGTTAGAAATAATACGAGAAAAACATTTTCAGTTGGTAAAATTATATGGAATGAAAGTTATGATTTATAATTCTATATTTATAGTATATTAAATAAATTTTATTATGGAAAAAACAGTTATATCACTTACCGAAGAAGAAGTAACCAAGGTAAATGTGTTGCAATCAGGCATCTTACAATCACTCGCTAGATTGGGTGAAATTGAAATAGAAAAACTCCAACTTGAGAGTATTTATAAATCTTTAAACGAAGAAACTGACCAACTTATAAGCCGTTACAACACTTTAAAAGAAAATGAAGGAAAACTCGCACAAGAATTAAAAGAAAAGTATGGTGAGGGTAGTGTAGATTTACAAAACAATACTTTCATCCCTAAACAATAATTATCGTGTTTCCCTAATTTTCTTGGTATTTATTAGTAAGGAAAATTCCAAAAATAGAACATTAGGAGAAAATAATGGCTGAAAGAATTGTTAGTCCAGGCGTCTTTACAAGAGAAAAGGACCTCTCGTTTTTACCACAGGGTATTGGTGAGATTGGTGGCGCTCTTATCGGACAAACTATCAAGGGTCCCGCTTTCGTTCCAACGAGAGTAGAATCATTTAACGAGTTTCAACAAAAGTTTGGTGGTTTAACCGAAGATTCATATCTTCCGTATACCGCACAATCTTATTTGCAGGATGCTCCAAACGCAACTATCGTTAGGGTATTGGGTGCAAGTGGATACACCGCAAAACCAATTGCTTTGATAATTTCATCATCGGCTGGTCAAAAGGTGGGTGCTGTATTACACCCAACTACTACATTAGGCACTGGTGATATGGATACCTCCGCTGTGAACGCAGCTGCAACCGCAGGTTCATCTTCATTCTTATTAACTTTAAGTGGTAGTGGAATCACAAGTGCAAGTGGTGTAAATGTAACATCAGCATCTATGAATCCAACTTCAGAAAACTACCTTACTAAAGTTTATGGATACGCTCCTAAATCTTCTAAAGATGCATACACATTCTTAAACTTTTCAACATTCCAATCAGCATCATTTGCTACCGGTCAAAATGTTGTAGTATCACTTCAACAAGTAGATGTTGACTACACCAAAGCATACGCTGAAGCAGCAACTCCTTACATTAAGTCACAAAAAGTTGGTGGTGTAGCTACAAACTTATTTAAAGTTCACACTCTTTCTCATGGTAATGCTACAAACTATGAGTTTAAGATTGGCATTCGTGATATTAAAGCGGCATCTGAAGTACCAGGTTCTGAATACGGAACATTCACTTTACAAGTTCGTAGAGTAGACACTGCAAAAATTCCTAATTCTATTTTTGGAACAAATGTTCAAGACGCAGACACAAGACCAAATATCGTAGAAGAGTTCACAGGTCTTAACCTTGACCCAAATTCTCCAAACTACATCGCAAGAGTAATTGGTGATAGATATGTTACTGTAGACGCAAATGGTAAATTAGAATTTGAGGGTGATTATCCTAATAATTCAGCTCACATTCGTGTTGAAATGGAAGCTGATGTAAAGAATGGTGCTATTGACTCATCATTGGTTCCTTTTGGATTCGCAGCATTAACATCACCACTTCATAGTTCATACAATTTACCAGACCCAACTTATGTGGTTTCTCAATCATTGGGTGGTGTGGTAAATACAAAAGTATTCCTTGGATATGACTACGATTTCACTTCAACGGATAACTTAAACTTTTTAACACCAACTCCAGACGCTAACACGGAAGTTGTTGGTACTGATTTTGACTTGGCTACTTGTCACTCAAATGGTTCTACAATTACATTAACATCTGATGTAGATGCTAAGAAATTTATGGTTCCATTCCAAGGTGGATTTGATGGTTGGGAACCAAACCGAGTAATTCTTACAGGAACTGATATTGTTGCTGGTAACACTCAAGGTTTGGATTGTTCATCTGCTACCGCTACTGGTACGGTTGCTTTGAGAAAAGCTATCAACGCAATTTCAAATCCTGATGAGTTTGATATCAATATGGTTGTCCTTCCAGGTATCCTTCATAGACTACACTCTTCAGTTACCACATTCGCTAAAGATATGTGTGAAGATAGACAAGATTGTTTCTTTGTAATGGATGCAGGCGCATATCAAGACTCAAACTCTACGGTTGTAAACGCATTAACTTCGTTTGACTCTAATTATGTTGCTACTTACCATCCTTGGGTTAAAATCCTTGATACTGACAAAAACAAGCCAGTATGGGTTCCACCAAGTGTTGTTCTTCCTGGCGTGATTGCTTTCAATGACCAAGTTGCAGCAGAATGGTTCGCTCCCGCAGGTTTAAATCGTGGTGGTTTAACTGATGTTATTGAAGTTAAAACTCGTTTGACTCACGCTGAAAGAGATACACTTTACGAAGGTCGTGTAAACCCAATCGCTACATTCCCTGGCCAAGGTGCTACGGTATTTGGTCAAAAAACCTTACAAGCTAGACCATCCGCATTGGATAGAATCAATGTAAGAAGATTGTTAATTGCTGTGAAAAAATACATCGCATCTTCTACAAGATACTTGGTATTTGAACAAAACACGGCTGCTACAAGAAACCGATTCTTGTCAATCGCAAATCCATACTTGGAATCAATCCAACAAAGAAATGGTTTATACGCATTCCGTGTAGTGATGGATGAGACTAATAACACACCAGACGTAATTGATAGAAATGTTTTAGTGGGTGAGATTTTCTTACAACCTACCAAAACTGCTGAATTTATTGTGTTGGATTTCAACATTCTTCCTACGGGCGCTACATTCCCTGGTGCATAATTTGAAGAATGATATACTTATAAGAAAGATTAGGAGAATTTAAATGGCAAATTTACTCACACCGCAGGAGATAATGTTTACAAATTTTGAACCAAAAATGTCAAACAGGTTCATTATGTACATTGAAGGAATTCCAGCATATCTCATCAAAGCGGCTAACCGACCTGAAATAGCTAATGGTAAAGTGGTTATTGACCACATTAATACTCGTAGATATGTGAAGGGTCGTTCAGAATGGCAAGATTTAAGCATCAGTTTGTATGATGCGGTGGTTCCATCTGCCGCTCAAGCTGTGATGGAGTGGGTTCGCTTACACCATGAATCGGTTACTGGCCGTAATGGTTATTCGGATTTCTACAAAAAAGATATCACATTTAACTCGTTAGGACCCGTTGGTGATAAAGTTGAAGAATGGACATTGAAAGGCGCATACATTCAAAATGCAAAGTTTTCTGATATGGATTACACAGGTGAAGATTTGGCTACTGTAGATTTAACATTGACTTACGATTACGCT